GCAGCACCAAGTCCTCTTTTATTTCAATTATGATTATTCTTGGTGTGATGCAAGACAAGAATGCAAATGCGATTGTCTTGCGTAAGGTTGCTAATACGTTGCGTGACTCTGTATTTGAGCAATATCTATGGGCAATTGATCTATTACATGTAGATGAATACTGGCAGTCATCTGTTAGCCCGATGCAGTTAACATTCAAGCCAACTGGTCAGCAAATTAGATTCAAGGGTGCTGATGATCCACGCAAGATTAAGTCACAAACCTTTAGACAGGGCTACACGAAGTTTAAGCACTTCGAAGAAGTTACCGAATTTAAGGGCATGGAAGAAATCAGGTCAATCAACCAATCTCTTGGACGTGGTGGCTCAGGTATCACTACCTTTTATTCTTATAACCCACCAGCACGACAATCTAACTGGGTTAATCAAGCAGTTGACCAGGAACAGATGAGAACTGATACGTTGGTTAATCTTTCAGATTATCGCTCTGTTCCGAAGTCGTGGCTGGGTATTGAATTCTTAGCAGATGCTGAACAGCTAAAAAAAGATAATGAAAAAGCATATAGACATGAGTATCTAGGCGAAGTCACAGGTACTGGTGCGGAAGTATTTAACAATATTACGACACGAGCAATTACTGATGATGAAATTGTTCGATTTGACAAGGTTTATCATGGCTTGGACTTCGGTTTTGCTCATGATCCGACAGCGTACGTCAAGATATATTGGGATGCGGCTAGACGCCGTATTTTTATTTTTGACGAATTCGAACGCGTCGGACTTAAGAATCGTGATGCTGTTGAAATGATTAAGCAACGAAATCCACTTAATGAACCGGTAATTGCTGATTCTGCATCCCCTGGAACGATAGCTGAGTACCATGATTTAGGCTTAAACATTTACGGTGCTCGCAAAGGTCAAGGCTCAAGAGATCACGGTTATAAGTGGTTAGAAGACCTACGAGAAATTGTCATTGATCCGGCTCGATGCCCTGATGCGTGGCGTGAGTTTACAGGTTATGAGTTTGAGCTTGACTTGAACGGTAATTACAAATCAGGATATCCAGACGGTAATGACCATACAATGGACGCCACACGATATGCGCTAGAGAGATTAATTCAGAAAGGAGGTTTCGAGCCTTGGAAGTAGAAGCAATGAAAAAACTTTTGCAAAACACGCAAGCAAGACGGACAGAGTTTATCTCACAATACAGCACATCTAAACGATATTATTTAAACAAGAATGATATTACATTAAAAAACAACGGTGAATCCAAAACGAAAGATGAAGACGCTGTAAAAGAGAGTAAAAACCCACTTAGGCCGGCAGACAATAGAGTAAGTTCTAATTTTCATCAATTGTTAGTTGACCAAGAAGCAGGCTATCTAGCTACAAAGCCACCGACAATTGATGTTGATGACAATATTCTTAACCTTAAAATTAAGAACACGCTGGGTGACAATTTCAGTTTAAGATTGAATGAGCTAGTTGTTGATGCAGCTAATGCAGGGGAAGCGTGGTTACACTACTGGATAGATGAGAATGGTCAATTCAGATATGCAATTGTGCCACCTGATCAGATAACGCCAATCTATTCTACCGACCTAAACCGTAAGCTAGTGGCACTGAGGCGATCGTACAAAGAGCTAAACCCAGACACCGCAAAATATTCCTGGGTACATGAATATTGGGATGAACAGACAGTTACAGCCTTTAAATCGAGAGATGAACAATTTACTGATCTGCAACCATTGGACGATAGATTTACAATTTATGACGCAGCAACTGGAGCTGAGACAGGTACATCAAGTGTTAATCATCACGGTCTAGGTCGTATTCCGTTTATTGCTTTTCCTAAAAATAAAGAAAAACAGCCAGATCTATATCATTACAAGGGCTTAATTGATGTCTATGACAAAATCTATAACGGCTATGTTAATGACCTGGATGATATTCAGCAGGTGTTTTTAATTCTGAAAAACTATGATGGTCAAGATTTAGACGAGTTTAGGAAAAACCTACAAAGGTACAAGTCAATTAAAGTTAGAAGTATGGGTAGTGGCGACGACTCAGGCGTAGATCAACTTGCAATTGACATACCGACTGAGGCAAGAAATTCAATGTTAGAAACTACTAAGACTAACATTTTTGTTACCGCACAAGGTATTGACCCTACTGACTTTAAGGCTAACAATGCTACAGGTACAGCCATTAAGATGCTGTATTCACACCTTGAGTTGAAAGCTGCAAAGACGGAAGCTTATTTCAGGGATGCACTTACCGAATTAGTTAGAGCAATTATGAACTGGCTCCATGTGCCTGATGCTGATAGTCGACCTATTGAGCAGACATGGACTAGAACCGCTATTCAAAATGATGTTGAAAAAGCACAAGTAGTCAGTCAATTAGCTAACTGGACGAGCAAGGAAGCAATAGCAAAGGCTAATCCAATAGTTGAGGACTGGCAGCAAGAGATGAAAGACCAACATGAAGACCTGAAGAATCGCAATGATGAGTATGGTAACCCAGACAACCTAAACGGCGGTGACAATAATGACGACCAAGAGTGAAGTTAACTATTGGAAGCGCCGATTTTTGTATGAGAAGCAGCAGCAACTGCAGAAAACTGCTGAGTATGAAACAGCCATGCGTGCTCGTCTTAAAGAAGTTGAGCAGGTGCTGGAACAGGAAGTTGATTATTGGCTTAAACGATATGCATCTAATCAGGAGATTACGGTTAAAGACGCTCGTAAAATACTGTCAACAATCGGTACTCGTGACTGGCACATGACTTTAAAAGAATTTAGGGCTAAGGCTAAAGCTGGCGGCTTTGATAAAGAGTTAGACGCTGAATACTTCCGAAGCCAATTATCAAGGCTTGAAAACATAGACGAGCAATTGACTAACCTGTTAAGTCAATATGCAAGGTCTGAAACGGACAAAATGGAAAGTAGTCTATCTAACCAGTATCAGCAAACATACATGCACAGCATCTATTTAACGCAAATGGAGAGGGCTAAATTAACCAGCAACTTTGCAAACTTTAATGAGTACCAGGTAAAAGCTATCGTGAACAAGCCATGGCGAGGCAGTGATTTCTCGAAACGGATTTGGAAAAACTACACTGAAGTGTTACCAAATGAGCTAGGCGATGCACTATTACGTGGTTCTGTTTTAGGTCATTCCAACGAGCAAATATTTAAGATGATGCGCCAACGCTTGAAAGATGTTGAAGATTATCAACTGCATAGGCTTGTCATCACAGAGATGGGACACGTTGCTGAAACTGCAACAGCTGAAGCGTATAAAGAAGAAGGAGTTGAGCAATACCAATATTTAGCAACATTAGAGTCGCACACGTGTGATGAGTGCGCTCACCTAGACGGAAAAGTCTTTGATTTAAAAGATAAAGTAGAGGGCTTGAATTATCCCTTAATACATCCATATTGTAGATGTACGACAATGCCATATATTGAAGGTTTGCCTGACAACTCTGAAAGATGGGCAAGGGATCCTGATACTGGAAAAGGAATTTATGTTAAAAATATGACCTTTGAGCAATGGCAAAAGACAATTTAATAAACAAAGGAAGCAGCAATTAAAGCTGCTTTTTATTTTGCCCCAAGCATGGCGTAAAAAGGCTTATTTTTTATGCCTTGATTGTGTTCGCCACACGTAAAAAAAGCGAGAGAGGACAAATAAATGAAACGTGAAGAATTAAAAAAACTGAATTTAACAGATGAACAAATAGATAAAGTTATGAGCCTACATGGCGCCGATGTTGAAAACTCAAAGTCAAAGATTGACGAACTGAACAAAACTAATGAGTCTTTGCAGTCTCAAATTGCCGAAAGAGATAAAGATTTAAAAACGCTCAAGAAGCAAGCCGGTGACAACGAGGAACTCACTAATCAATTCAAGGAGTTACAGAACAAATACAAGCAAGACACTGAGAATTTAACAAAGGAATTGCAACAAACAAAGCTTAACAGCGCAGTCGACAGTGCACTAAGCAAGGCAAAGGTACGCAATTCCAAAGCAGCTAAAGCTCTGCTCAATATGGACGAAGTGAAGCTTAACGACAAGGGCGAAGTAGAAGGCTTAGACGATCAGATTAGTTCATTGCAGAAAACAGATGGCTACCTGTTCGACCAGGGCAATAAAGAACCATACCAGCCACAAGGTGGTGGCTGTAATACCGATCCTGATCCA